CTAATCCACAAAAGGTAGCAAAAATATTAGGAATTCATCTTCAATCTATTGGAGAAGGAGCTGAATCTTCATTAAGGCTAGACGTTTTGGCAATGAACCCCGATTACCTTGTTGATGAAATACTTGTAGGAAAAGTAATGTCAAGAACCTTGGCTACCGATCAGGCTATGAGTATATTATTTGCTCAAGATGAGCCAATTGCTTCTAGCTTACGCAACGATCTTTCAATCTATTCGAGTACCATAATTGCAGATCAAAGAAGTAAAAGTCCTGAAGCTATTTTAGGCCCAGAATAAGCTTACGGTACTTCTCCTTAGTGCTCTCCCTCTTTGAGCGCCTCAGGAGCCTCTTGTACTTCCTTAGAAGCTTATCCTTATCTGTTAGGTGCTTGGGGTGAATCGGGTTCTCAGAATAATCCTGGCCCCAGTACTCAACCAATTTAATTACTGCGTCTTCCCTAGAAACTCCTAGGTGTTTAAAGTACCTGTTGAAGGCGTTTATGACCTTCCCTTCAAACGCGTTGACCTCTCGTTGGAGTACTTGCCTAACGTGCCCCGTCTTATGATCGTGATCTAAAACGGGGTCCGTTATAAGCAAACCAGATATAGGGTCTATGCCCTTTTGTTTCTTAAGGGCTGCTTCTCTGTAAAGCTTAATCTCTTTATGTTTAAGCTTCTTCGCCATAGTTCAGCCCCGAAAAGAACTGGTAGTTATCGTTCAGCTTCTTAAAGGCGGTAATGCCCCATTCCACTTTAGATTCAGGCCACTTCTTTACCTTCATATCCGCTGACTCGCAGTCGAATACAACGCTGAACACGTCTGGAATATAATCTAGTTCCCACTGCTTAGAGATAATCTTAGCTTCAATAGCTAACTGGCAGCAGTCCGTGTCGTAGCTCTTGTTCTTATCGTTCCTGAACTTGAAGTCGTACAGCTCGTACCTCCCCTTATCGTTCATGCAAATAAGATCAAGCATCCCAGCGACGTTAAGGTCATCATCTAGCACGGAAAGCTCCATGTGTACTGGAGCGGAACAATTACTAGAGATGTGCTCTATGAACTTAGCTGCGTACTTCTCGTACGGGCCGTAGTAATCAGATCCGTCTTGGTACTGCTTCAGAGCCTCCTCTAGACCCGCGTGGGCCTTTGTACCGAACGCTGATGACGTTACCTCAGTTCCGTCCTCGTCTGTCCTGTACCCCCATAGACGCTCTTTGAGCTTCGCTGGAGGATCATCTGGGTACTTCTTAGTGAACTCAATAAGCTTGTTCTCTCTCCAGACGTTCATGTCGAACCCTGACAAACCCTTCGGCATGATAGAGAGAATCCCAGTAACTGAGGGAGATACCCCCCCGTGCTTTTTGGCCTTCGGAATACTGTTTACAGAATTAACCAGGGATACTCTCCCTGTACTGCTTTTTTTATAGAAGTGCATCGCTCAATATCTAATTAGATTTTGATTGGATGGTTTCTTGGTTTACAATATCCTGCTTGATGTCCTCTATCTCGGCCCCTGTAAGATTCTCCCAAGACCGATTCACGTTCTTCTTAGCAAGATCGTGACCGAAGTTCACAATAGCACTAAGTGTCATTCCCTGAAGAATATCAAGAACTGACTGATTATTGAACGCGTTATTGATCATGTGATCCTTAACTTGTTCGTCTGATATGTTTTCTACTTTTAGATCTTTAGACATAAAGCTAAAGATGCTTTTACAATTCTGGAATGCAAGCTTTTTTTTACTTCATCTCACAAAATTAAATTATTTGCCGCAGTTTTATCTTCCTGAAGTCAATAAATGTACGATAAAGCCTCGCAAAGTTCAGACCTCACATACTCGCAGACTTCTTCAGGGGATTCAAAAGTCAACCCATGTTTAAGCTCGCTCCTCATCCTGTTGTCTACTGCACAGATGGATGATGATAGATGCCCTATATTAGATACCATTTTGAACTCTTCCTGCTCCTCTGGTAAATTAAATTCTATTGTTGCGCGTGGCACTTGTATACTATCCTTTAGATTAATGTTCTTTAACTATTATAGCGTTACGTTTTATTGTTCAATTTCTCGAAAGCGGCGATCTTAGCGGCGATCATAACTCATACATTCTTCGTGTATTATTTGGGGCCAAACGAAACTATTGTGATTAATCGGAGGAAGATTACTATATGCCGTGCGGGTATTTGTTGCGGCTTTTGTGTTCTTCGTACATTTCGCACATTGTGACTCTACTGATTGGCGGACCCGTCGAGACCCAAGATCCACCTTCGTACCAAAAACCTTTGCTCTTTGCGTACTCTGCAAATGAGAGGGGCTCTGCAAACACACAGTCTTCGTTAAATTCAAATCGTGGTTCATCTTCGGCGTTTAGTAAGTCCAGTGCTAGTTTCGCGAATCCCTGAATATCGCGCCAATTATCTGCGTGTCTGAAATCACCCGTAACCATGCGTGAGATCTTGGAGCAAATGATGTCCAAACTTTCCCTCATGTAAGGGGGCATATTTGGATAGTTGGTCTCCATTTGGATTGCTTCCTTCAGTAACTGAGCCACTGTTGCGTTATCAGTAAACGCACCGTAGGATTCTGTTCGTTCTTTTATCGTGTCTTCAATCATAATGCCATTGGGTAGACGCTAACTTCATCGAGATCATTTCGACCTCCGTTTTCGACAAACCCACAAGCTATTGCTGGCTTGGGTCCGTGCTTCCCGTACGCCATTGCGTAACTTTCGTGGTCAATCCCGCAGCCAGACTGCATCCCGAACACTCGGAAAGCGTCACCAACTGCCCATTGCACGTAGCATTCCGTGTGATAATGCCCTTGAGCGTTGCTGACCATATCAGCTTTCGCCCTTTGGATGCCTTTCTTGGCCTCTCCGTGACAGTATTTAACGCCATCTATGTGGATGGCTTCGCAGAACTTCCAATTGGGAGTTCCTAAAACTTCTGGACAACTACGAATCCAACGCTTGCTGACCCCTGCACTAAAAGCCTTACGGGATACGATGCGATCATGGTTTCCTATTACCACATCAGCCTTCGGAAATGCCCTATACCAGCGTTTAACTTTCTTGATGGCTAGGTCTAGCTCATCGCCAGCAGACATCCCATCTGGATCTTGCTCATGGAATGAAGAATAGTGAGAGTCAATAATGTCTCCGATGAACAGAACCCTGTTGCAATTCTTTTTTCTGTACAGCTTTTTGCAAAATGACAAATACTTGTCTAAACAAAATGGCTCGTGAAGGTCTCCTATTATCAGCAATCTATTCATAACAACTTAGAGGCTAAAAATTCTGTACACATCCCCCCGAACTCTTCGTCAGGACAACTAGTGTGTTCTTGAGTGAAATTTACAGCGTGAAAGATTTCGTGAGAGATAACGGCGTTGCATTTTTCCTGAACGTAAATTAAAATGTACGCTCCATCCTTCCAACAAGCTCCTCGTTCCTCCCCGAACTCCATGTCGATATTAACTCCCTCAGAATGAACCCACTTACTGTAAGAAGCAAAAGAACCGCCTACTTGACACAGGTAGACGGTAGGTAAAAAATCGCTTTCAATTTTTTTTCTATTCATAAAAAAAAGGGGGCCAGGGAATACAAAACCTAGACCCCCTTGAATCAATATATAACCAATTACTGCTCAAACATAATACTAGAAAGCCCCTTCTTCTAGAGAAGAGGAAGTGTCAGATGTAGGAGATTCTTGGAATTCTTGGAACGAATCCCAGAGTTCTCTAGCCAGTATCAAGGAGGCAGTTGCGTCACCGCCGCGTTCAGCAGCAATCTTAAAAATCATAGCCAACGAGATAATCTCATCTCTAGCAGATTTCTTGACTTTGAGGTGTGGTGCATCACGGGGCGGTTGTTCCACCCCCTCTGGCTTGGTGAAAGAGACCTTACGCTTCCCCGTCTTGGTCTGCCCCTTATCTACGGTCTCCACGATAGAGCCAACAGTAGCCCACCAAGGTGATTCAGAAGTACCGTTAGCAAAAACGGTATCTGGCGAACCTTCTAATACAACTGCGAACGGGTACATCGTCCCGTACTTGGATTCCCATGGATCTGAGAATCGTTCAAATGATTTTATGGTGTCCATACCTACTAGAAAGCCATAGATTCAGGCTCTGTCAAGTCCCAATCTGACATTTTTTCATCTTTTTCTAATTTTTCTAGATTTTGGATCTCAGTGTGAAACATCCTTCGGCTCTTTTGATACCAAAGATCCCTATAAACGAGGACACCAGAGTTCCGCTGCTTGGACACGTAGAACTTACCGTCAGGTCCATCTACCTGTTCTCCAGCCTCTAGCCGCTTCTCCTTGTCTACGTTCCGCCAGACCAGCACAACGGAGTGAGATGAGGCAACGATTTCCTGCCCTCCCAGAACGTGCTCGTTTTCTGGCATCATCGAGGATGAGGCCTTCTTCGCATCGCAGTGCGCAATCAAAATAACCGTGACTCGGTTATCTAAGGCGAATTTAGCAGCTTGCTTGGCGATCCTCGCCTGACCGTTCCAATCGTCCTTAGCAGTTAAGTGCATTAATGCGTCTATCACGAATATATCGCACCCGTACCTGCGATTAGCGTACAGGAAATCATCTTTTATGCTCTCCCAGGAGTTATCTACGCCCTCCTCGGATTCCACGAACCACAGTTTGTCTGCTAGTATACTGACCTCATCTTCAATTTTGTCAGGATCTGGGCATTTGCCGTTCTGCATCCACAGCATCTGCATCAGCATCGACGAACTAGGAATTTCGAAGGACGCAATACATCCCCTGCGACCGTTAGCTGCCATTTCGTGCAAAAGCATCTGGTACATCAACTGGCTCTTGCCGTGTCCTGCGTACCCACCTAGCGTGACTAGTTCGCCCTCACGCAATCTGAACGGTAGTTCTGGCCACATGAACGGATTGTGTGCTTTTTCGGACTCGTATCGGTGTATTTCATCCGCAACGTCGGCTCCTAGGCTTGCTGCTGTACGTAACGTAGGAGGATCGTTGGACTCCGCAGCTTTTACTAGAGCAGGAGCATCGGCAGGATGTTTACGCAGTAAATCATTAGCATCGTTCACGTCGCTTGGGTACTGCACGGTTCTACACCGCTGCAAACCGAGGCGTTTAGCTATCTCCTTTGCCGCCCTCTGCCCAGCTTCGTCGTTATCCATCGAGATGTATATGTTCTCGAAACGGGACAGTGCTTCGTAATCGTTATCAATCCATCCTAGGTTCGATACTCCACTAGGCACAGACAGACACGGCATCCCTACATCCATCTGATCCCAGGACATTGCGTCTATCTCCCCCTCAGCGATCAATATGCTCCTATCGTTGTCCTGCACGTTGTCCCACCCCCAGAGAGTATGCCATGCCTTTGTGCTCCAGATGTCCTTTTTCCCGTTGTTCCGCAGGACGCCTGTGCTTTTCAGCATCACGTAGTTCCCATCGGCATCGTGGAACCTAGCAGCCCAGAAATCCTCGTTCACGGTACTGTACCGCTTATGTGATCGGATTCCGTACTTTTGTAGTACAGCCTCGGATAGCCCTCTATCTTGCGACAAGTACTTCATCGCCTCCGTTCCGCGCATCGGTCCTAGAGCAGTGCTGCTGTCTTTAACCACAGCAGGACGCTCGACCACTATTGCTGGTTTCAGATCATGCAGACCGCAGATACGCCTAGCCTCCACGAACGCCTCCTTCCAGTTCAGGTGCTTCCTGGCTATCAGGGACAGTATAGGTATACACTCGCCTGTAGCTGAGTCCTTTGCCAGATACACGCCTCCCTTCGCTCGGAAAACTCCGCAAGAGGAACCTTTGTTCCCGTCGAGATCGCCCATCTCGTAGTTATTCCCACGCTTTTTGGCATCAGGGAAATATTTCTGCATCACGGTATCAATTTGACCCGATAACGCTACGTTTACTTCTTGTGGTGTACTCATAATTATATTTTTCTGATATGCAGAGGCTCATTTTCCTCTCTTACATCCTCCTTATACATTGATTTCTTACGATTTTCTCGAATAGCTTCTATCATCAATGCAGAAGCTATATTTTTTTCGTCCTCTTTTCGTGCCTTGACCGCATCGAAATAGTACGTGTCTACGAGCTTTTTTTCGCAAAGAGCCTCCCATCCACCTTCGATGTACGTGTCAGCGTGAGTGTAATTCGGCCATATCATGCCGCCACTTCCTTGGAAGCTATCTAGGACGATAGTCCTACCTGACCTCCCCCTGACCTCGA